ACCAAAGGTAAAACCAGGTACTAAAGAAAATCCTGGTAAAAAAAGATGGAACCAACCAAAACACAAACCAGCACCAAAGGCTAAAAAAGATGATGAAACATTCGCGATGCAATTACCATCATTTTTAAAGTTTGATAATTTAGATATAACATTTAGTGATGAAAAAAAATCTTAAAGAAGCACCAATTAGTTATGGTGACAGTCCTGAAAGAATGGCACCAGACATACAGAGTAAAATAGAAAAAGGAGAAACACCTTTATCTGATTCACCCGCATTTCCTGAACAGGAAGGTGAAGATAGATTTGAGGAGTTGATTGCATCTAAAAGATTTAAAGATGTTGTTAATAAAGTCAAACAATATACTGGTTTAACAAATGTGTCAGGTCAAAATGCTTTTATGCAACTTCAAATGATGTTGATGCAAGCAGTACAAAAGGTAAAGTCCATTGAAAATGGTAATGAGGAGTATTTGGAAAATTTAGCAGTAGATTTAGTTAAAAAAGAAATGTCTATTCCTGAGGGTAGTTTCCTATTTGATGTTGAACTAATAGGTTCTCCATCACAAATGGATACATCAAAAATGAGAAAACAATCAGAAGAACCATCTTCAGAAGATATTGAACAAATGTTTGGAGTGAGTGAAGATGAGGCTGAAGAAGATTTGGACAACTTCATGGCTGCATTCGATAAGTTTGATATGGAGAAAGCCAAAAGAAGATTTATTAATTCACTTATACAAGGTGCGTCTAAAAAAGGTCACTACATGTTTAATTTAGTTGAAGAAGAATTAAACCGTTTGAATCCTGAATTATTAAACTTATATGGTGTGTTAATGTCAATCAATGATTTAATTTATTGGGTTATGCCCGATGAGGCTGCACAAATGATGGCCGATTCAGGTCAAGGTGTTGCAGGTTCAGAAGAGATTGATGATAGTACAGACCCACCGACAATTAAAGCTAAGGGTATGTTCTTCCCTGTATTAATACATGAGTTATTAAAAGGTGTATATGAGATTATGGGAACTCACGGATTACCTGATGACCCAAAACAAGCTGAAATGGTTATGGCATCACAAGATACCTTACCATACGAAATATGGGATTTAAGATTAGGTCCTGTTATTTGGGAAAAATTCTTAGAGGTATATCCTGATGAGTTATTTGAAGATGATATGAGAGTAATTCAAAACTATTTATTCTCTCGTTTCTCAGCATTAAGTACTGAACAATTCTTTGAATTAGCTAAAGAAATACTTTCAGGTAGTGAAGATGGTAAAAAGGCGGTTAGAGCCATGGTTGATGAAATCATACAAGAAATTAAAGACGAGGAATACGAAGAATCAATGGGTCAGTTTAGAGATGACGATGAGGATGAAGGTTTTGATTTAGACGATTTCTTAGATGGTTTAGGTATTGGTCCTGCCGAATAAAAAATAAAGTGATGAGAATATGGGTTTATCAAGAGAACAGGCAATACTCGAATATGCACGTTGCGTAAAAGATACCCCATACGCTTTAAAGACCTATCTACAGACCTACGATAACACTCAGTCCAAATACGTTCCATTAGAACTATTCCCCGACCAAGTTAGTCTTATTAATGATTATGATACACATGAGGAAAACATTGCCTTAAAGTATCGTCAGGCAGGTGTATCTACAGTTACCTCAGCCTGGGTTTCAAAACGATTAGTAACCGCTCCTAAAACAAAACCAGAAAAGATTCTTATTATTGCCAACAAACTTGACACATCTCAAGAAATGGCAAATAAGATTCGTTCTTTTGTTGACCAATGGCCCTCATGGTTTGGTATTAATTTTTCAGTTGAAAAGAATTCACAAAGACATTTTAAATTATCTAATGGGTGTGAGGTAAAAGCCGTGGCAACATCGAAGGATGCACTTCGTGGTTATACTCCAACTATTCTAATATTTGACGAGGCTGCGTTTATTGAGGCCGATAACGACTTCTGGTCTGCCTGTATGGCATCTCTTTCTACGGGTGGTAAAGTAATTGTAATTTCTACCCCTAACGGATTCGACCCAATCTATTATTCAATTTATAATCAAGCCATGAAGGGTATGAACGATTTCAAAATTACTGAAATGTATTGGTACCGTGACCCTCGTTATGCTGATGATTTAAAACTTATTAATGTTAAAGACATTGTTCATTATATGTTAAATCGTGAAGAATATAATGATGATGAAATTATCTTAGACTATTCACATATTGACCCTATGAAAAGGGACTTTAACGAAATAAGTAAAAGATTTGAAGAGGGTTACAAACCATATTCTACTTGGTTTGAAAAGATGTCAAAAAAATTAAAATTTGACAGACGAAAAATTGCTCAGGAATTGGAGTGTAACTTCTTGGGTTCAGGTGATAATGTTATACCTCAGGATACTATGGACCGTATGAAGAATAATGATATATGTGAACCAGAAAATAAATTTATGGGTGGTGCTATATGGCAGTGGAAAGAACCTATAGAGGGTCACAAATATATTATGGGTATTGACGTTTCTCGTGGTGATAGTGAAGACTTCACTACATTTATTATTATAGACTTTGATGAAAGAGAACAGGTATTGGAATACATTGGAAAGATACCACCAGATGTTGCTGCTGAGGTGGCATTTAAGTGGGCTACGATGTATTCGGCATTTATTGTAATTGATATTACTGGAGGTATGGGAGTATCCACATCACGTAAACTACAAGAGATGGGGTATAAAAACTTATATGTTGATGGTTTAAATGCTGCGGACAAATGGAAGTATAACCCAAAGATACACGAGAAGATACCTGGTTTGAACTTTAATTCTAAACGTGTACAGATTATCGCATCCTTTGAAGAGGCGTTAAGACACGACTTTAGAGTACGTTCTATGAGGTTATTTAATGAGTTGGGGACCTTTGTTTATGTTAATGGTAGACCTGACCACCAAAAAGGACAACACGATGACCTTATTATGGCAATGGCTATGGCTATATATGTTGGTGAGAGTTCATTTAGTCAATTAGAAAAGGTGACAGAACAGACCAAAGCAATGTTAGATAGTTGGTCGGTATCTACAAATGATTATAAAGATAAATCACAAGATTTTAACCCATCATTACCTGTGATGCCAAATGGGAACAATTATCGTGGTATGAATAATAGTATTAATAGAAATGACTATGAGAAGTATTTATGGTTATTCGGTAAGTGATATTTAATTTAATTAAATATTTAATACTATTTATGTAAAAAGTATTTGAATGGCAAATAACAATTTAACAATATGGCAGAGGTTAGGTCAAGTATTTGGTCCTGATTCAACATTGGACCAACAATCTCCTGTGTATAGGTTTGATAAGAAAGAACTTCTTAAAACACCTAACAAACAAGAGTATGAAAAAGAAAAACTTCAAGCCCAACAATCTCTATACTTAGGACAACAATGGACTAAGATAGAAAATAATTTATATACTCAAGCCGTATATTATGAACCAACAAGGTTGGCTTCTTATTATGACTATGAGAGTATGGAATATACTCCTGAAATATCGGCAGCTCTTGATATCTACGCAGAAGAATCAACAACAACAAATGAAGATGGATATATATTACAAATTTATTCAGAAAGTAAACGTATTAAATCAGTACTTGGTGACCTATTCAACAATAGACTCGATATTAATACTAACTTACCTATGTGGACAAGAAATACTTGTAAGTTTGGAGACAATTTCGTCTACTTAAAACTTGACCCTGAAAAGGGTGTTATGGGCGGACAACAATTACCTAATATTCAAATTGAACGTTTGGAACGAGGTATGAAATACTCACCTAACAGTAAAACCACAACCACAACTGAAAACGATGCCTTGAAATTCGTATGGAAAGATAAAGATATGAATTTCAACACCTGGGAAATCGCCCACTTTAGATTATTAGGTGATGACCGAAAACTTCCTTATGGTACTTCTATGTTAGAAAAAGCGAGAAGGATTTGGAAACAATTATTATTGGCTGAAGATGCGATGTTAATTTACAGAACATCAAGAGCACCTGAAAGAAGGGTGTTTAAGATATTTGTGGGTAACATGGATGACAAAGATGTCGAACCATACGTAAACCGAGTTGCCAACAAGTTTAAAAGAGACCAGATTGTTGACCCATCAAATGGTAATGTCGATTTAAGATATAATCAGATGGCTGTCGACCAAGACTATTTTATTCCTGTTCGTGACCCTAACGCACCCAACCCAATCGACACTTTACCAGGAGCACAAAACTTGGCGGAGATTGCGGACATTGAGTACATTCAGAAAAAACTACTTACAGCACTTCGTGTACCTAAAGCCTTTTTAGGATTTGAAGAAGTTGTTGGTGATGGTAAGAACCTGTCTTTACAGGACATTAGATTTGCTCGTACAATCAATAGAATACAAAAATCTATGATTCAAGAGTTAAATAAAATTGCTATTATTCACCTTTACCTTTTAGGGTTTGAGGATGAACTTAACAATTTCACATTAGGACTTACTAATCCATCAACACAAGCAGACCTTCTTAAGGTTGAACAATGGCAATCTAAGATTCAACTTTATCGTGATGCAACAACAGACCCCGGTAACGGTATCTTACCTGTTTCATCATCTTGGGCTAAGAAACATATTCTTGGATTCTCCGATGAAGAAATTAAGTTAGACATTCAACAACAAAGAATTGAAAAAGCAGTTGCGGCTGAACTTGAAAAGACAGCTGAGGTTATCACTAAGACAGGTATATTCGCTAATATTGATAAGTTATACGGTAACAAACCTGGTGAAGGTGGTAGTGCAACTCCTGAGGGTGAAGTAACAGAACCAGCTGACACAGGATTCGGTGACTTAGGTGGTGGAGACTTAGGTGGTGGAGACTTGGGGGGTGACTTGGGGGGTGAAACACCAGATATT